GAAAGCTTCTGGTGTCTTACCATCTTTCTCAGACAGTGCAACCTTCACTCCAAACCGCTCAAGCGTAGCTTTACGAATACCACGCTCAGGTGCATCTACAGACGCATACTTCTTAACGTCATCAACTGTTTCTTTATTAAAAACTTCCACTTCTCGCTCCTTTAGCTTTTTGAAATAACTCACACCATTCTCCCTCAACCCAATTATTCCAACCCATCTTCAAGAATCTTAATAGCCCTTTTCACCTGATCCTTTAAATATACCCCATCTCCATCACTATTACAATCACATTCGCAATTCTTTTCAGCTTCTTCAATTGCTTTGTCTAGCTCATCTTGAGAGATCATGCCTTGAAAAATGTGCTCTAGAAAATCGGAGATGTCCAGACTTCCGCAACATAGATGCCCACTATAAGCATATGAGCGAAGTTCCTCGGGACTGATGTGTCTGTAGCCTTTCTTGATATCAATAGTCGCCATTGTAATACTCCTTGAGAGTTTCATAATCTTTCATGATTTCTTCACTTACTTTGCCGTACAAGAATGAGTAATTATATTCACAGTCTCTAAAGATTCGACCATCTTCACAATCACCGTTATTATGGTCTTGGAGAATACTATCATACTCTTCGTGAATTTCTTTGTCTTCTTCAGTCTGCACTTCAAATTTATCTAGTGCATATTCTACTTTACCGAAGCCTTCGCCCCAATATCCACGCGTCTCCTCACCGGCACGAGCAAGCATAAAGTATTTATCTTTCTTGTCCAACACTTCCAACACATCAGACCATTCAAAGTCTTCATCAAGATTATACTTAACCTGTAATCTCGCTTTAGCAAGGATTTCTTTCTTAGCTTTCTCGGTCTTTTCTGCCTCTTGTAGCTCTTTGCGGATCGTACCCTTGAGTGTGTCTGCATGACGCTTCAACGAGTCTACAGCACTCTTAATTAGCGTTAACATACGCTCACTTTCGTCGCTCACAGGGACATTGCGCTGCAAGTCCCCAAGGTATCCAGCAGAATGAGTTGTCGTAGTCTTTGTGCGTGAGCGTTGAGTCTTGAATTCAGATGTAGAATAGTTATTAGGAATACCAATGTCTTTCATAATCTGACTGATCTTTTCACGTACCTTCTGGTTGTTCTCAATCGCTGGAAGGTTGACTTCGTGTTCAGCTACCACTTTAAGACGTTCTACTTCAGCTTTCTCAAGGAGCTGGGAAAGTTTAGTGTCAACTTCCTCAATAGTCTTAGGATCCCGCTCATAATAGCTGCTTCCGTATTTGAAAGCATTCGCTGCATATGTATTAGCCACAGAAGGCATTGTGATTTTATTTAGCTTCATCACAGAAGGAATGTTACTTTCTGCTTTCTTTTCCAAAGCTGTCATCAAGCCTTTTACGAATTCGAATGCTTCGTCTACTGTCTTTACGTATTTCATTATTTACTCTCCAATGCTTCAAGCTCTTTAACCAACTCTTGTTTACGTTGCTCTTTCAACTCATCAGCAACCATTGTTTTATATTTATTGAACAAACTCCAGAAAGCCTCATACACAGCTTTAGAATTGTCTTCACGAAAGTACAAAGCATTATTCATTGTATCAGAGAATGCAGTACCATATGACTTCAATTCTTCAAAGAATGCATCAAATGTTTTCTTAGGATAGCTCCTATCCCACAAACCATCCCCACCAAATGTGTAGGCACCACAAGGAAAGCTAATCTTGAACAACCATTCATCTTTAGGCTGCTTACCATTATCTGGACAGCCGATTGTACGACCATGTTTCTCGCCAAACAGGCTGATCCCTGTCCAATCGTCATAGACATTTTTTACCCGAAGGTGTGTGCCAGATTGAATACCTTGCAACGGGATGCCGAAGCGGTCACTCACTTCCATGGCTTGCACAACAGATTTAAGGTGCTCTGGAGACAATGTGACATTCTCACGGTCAAACGCTTCAGAGTGCTTCTTGACCACTTTCAGTAGGTCTTTGTATGCTGCGATTTTGTTAGTCATTTCAAAAACTCCTTTGCTTGTTGAATTGCACCAAAGACATCGCCCGAACAACTCCACTCTTTAATAATGTTTCGTAAAATCTGTTCAGCTTCATTGCAATCCTCAGCATTTACATTGTTTGATGTCTTCAGCTCCTCAACTTCATGCGCCAGATACTTGATTACATCTGCTGCCGACATACCAGCAAAACCTAGCTCATTCGAAGCAATGATAGCCTCTTCATACCATTCTTTATAGCAATCGTTCATCTTTCTCTCCACCCCTATATTTAAATTAATCTTGCATACACCCTATACGTATATTGTTTCTTCGAAATGTCGATGACATTGAGAGCTTAGACATCTTTCATGAGTTGATAATAATTCTCAAGAGCTTCTTCTTTAGTAGTCCCGAACGCGTAATTGTCAGACTCTTGCAGATTCTCAAAGCCTTGTCCGATTACACAGAATGCCTCTCCATCCTTGAACACTTTAACATTCCACCAAGGTTTGTCAAGATGATCTCTGTTACAATCATTACAAGCCCATGTACCACCGTACGTGAAAGCTTTCGACTTACAATTACCATGCGGGAACGGATGAGTAAAGTAAATTCTACCTTCGCGGATCATCTCATCTGCCAGCCGCCAACCTTGTTGCCGTTCAAACCGATACGGACCTTGGAACATTTGACTTTGTGTATCACCAAACACACGAGAATTAAACCCACCTGAGAAATGAGCATTCCAGTTTTCAGTGCCGAAGATGTCTTGATATGTTTGCATATTGTTTCGCATGTCTATTACTCCTTTTGGTTGATGGCTTAATTAAGCTTTGCAAGAGTCTCAGCTTTAGCGTCTTCCTTACCACGTTCGTATGCTTCACCTTCAATGTCGCTAATAATCAGCATCCATTGCACAATCTCCATCAGCTCTGAGATAGCTTCAGAAGGTTTCAAGCTGTGTGAGTCTACGTAATATTGAATCTGCTCGTAGACGTCTTGTCTAAATGTTCCGTCGCCAAATGTGCTCATTTTACTTCCCCATCAAATGACACTAACTTAAAGTCCCAGTCGTCAATATAACCTGTCTCACAATCTTTGGAAATGTTAACAGCTTCAACATAGTATTTACCATCCTCCACTTGCTGTAAATTGATAATGTTTTCCAGCCCATCACAGATTCCAATATTATCACATTCATCCTTCAGTAGATCGTACGTTGTAAGTTTCTGAAGGACACGTATGGATTTCCCATAGAAATACGTGTCACCACGTTTATACGCCTCTGTTTGCACCTTTACAACACATTTGTTTTGCATGTCCGTTTCCTCATTAGGTTTGCTTTCAATACGTCACATTCTACACGTTCAATTTGCTATGTCAAGCACCTTCCCAACAAAATTCTCCTACACTCCATCCCAGTAAATTTATTCCTCATCTATGCGAATTTATTCGCTATCCCCTCTTGACTTCACCCCTTGATCTGTTATGATTGGCCTACATTAATTGAGGAGAAACGCCATGCAAAATCTAATTGAATCCGTGATGACCTACAACTACTACCCTAACCAGACACCAGCATGGGAAGGTTGGGAGTATATCCCTAATACGGAAGCTGACGTGCAGGCATTGGCTAAGGCTGCCGGGTTTTCGTCTCATGAGGGGGCTGAGGAAGCTTGCTTGCAGTATTGCCCTTCTACAAACCACTATGTTGTCGCTGTAGATGGCTATGTAGAGGAATTGGGTTCTGATGAATTTAAAAAGATTCTTGAGGCTTTGAAGAAATGAAAAAGAAATTTAAAATCATTGACGCATCTTCTGGAGAGAAACTTAAGCTTGGGGAGGGGCAGAGCTAATGCACAATGAATTCGTTGTAGAGCTTAAAGATGGCTCACGAGATTGGGTAGATCCTGTGATTGATGTCACCGAGGATGATGAATGGATTTATGTTGACAACGGACATGAATATCAGTATGAGAAGAAGCTGATTGCTAAGTGGACTGTTCGTCCTTATGGTGCAGAGACTACTTATGATGTTATTGGAGATGTGAAATGAAAGGCCCAACTATTGAAGAAGTACGAGCTTTGCAGCAAGAAACTGGTGAAGGAATGATGGCTTGCAAGAAGATTCTTGAGCAGAGGTATGCCGAGGAATATAAAGCCGAGATGTTGGGCAGACTTGATGATCTTCGTTACAATGTGAATTCACGAAATATGGATATGGGAGAAGCTATCACTGATATCTATAAATTGTTGGATTATTTGGTTAGGAAGGCTTGAACATGAACACAGACAACGGTACAGATTGGGACAAGGTAGGTAATGCAATTATCATCTATCACCAACAAGAGGAACGTCCTCTGTGGCTGAGTAGAGAGGATCTTGAAGAGATGTTGAGGGTGTTGGAGGGTGATTAGGTATTCCTTGTAGTTATCGCTTTCTCTGTTTGCTATAAAAACATATCATGTCAGAAAGCTTGCAATTGAGAGATTAATAGCGTAATATTTACACATGGACTTCTTCTAAGCGAGAGCAAATTAGAAGGTCATCGTACAGAGAGAGAAATGTCAACGGCCTATTTAGGCGCACTCACCGGCTCTGTATTAAAGGTTATGAAGAGGGAAGATCCTCGGCCAAGCTGAATCGAAGTTCATTATAGCGGATCGATTACGCCTTTGGGTGGAATGATGAACAATCTTGTTATCAGATTCTTGATAGCTCTGACCTAATGTCAGCCTAAGCGACAACTCAACAGAATGAGCTGTTATAGGGTAAGATAGATCAAAGTTATGTCTAGGCAGGAGGATACTTCTGTATGGCATTTCTTGGGATTAATCTATCTTTCCTAAACTCTAATCTAACAGAATAGGTATATAAGATATTAATATAATAGATAAGAAAGAGATAGAATGAAGATATAC